CCACGAGCACAAGATTCAAGTGCATCCTGAGTCATCCTTTCACTCTTACCAGCCCAGGTTGCTTCTGCTTCCCATGGTTGTGCGTTTGCAGGATAAGTTCGCTTCACCATCTCACGCCAGATCGGTGGCACATCTTCCTCAGGAAGAATAATAGCAATCATACTATTATCAATAGTTCCTGCCATGCAATCCTGTGCAGCGTGCCATCCTTCATGACGCATCACACTCATTAGAGCTCCAGGACGACTCATATAACGCTTATTGAGGAAGAAATTATTGCTTACAGTGTGATAAACACCACGATGCCCGTAAGGAAAATACTTCTCTGGTGCTAGAAACACTTTAACTCCGACTGCATTGAGAGCAGTGAGCATTCGGTTGAACTCGTCAGCAATAAAATTAAACTCATCAGTATTGGGATACTGACTAGAAATATCCAAAAGACTAAAGACCTGTTCGACTTCATCGGTGCATTCCCTCAGTATCATACACCCCAGTGAATCCATAGTCCCATAACCCTTAGTAATCTTAGAGTCATCAGCAAGTGCAGGAGTTCCCAGTGAAACTGCTGCAAGCATAGCAAGAATAGTTTTTTTCATTTAAAATTTTCCGATACCAGTGCCAGAATTCCATCCTCCAGGGCCTTCATGAAAGTTTTCAGAACCACCAGGAGGATTCAATTGTATTGTAGTCGAAGAACCGCTTGTTGCAAGTTCATACATCCTTTGATGGATGTCTTCGGATTCTACAGAGAAACTCTTTTCAAACTCTTGGCGTTTGATTTCTGTCTCTCTCTCCATGTAATCTTTTTGTTTTTCAGTGTATTCGGGAGCAGGCCCAAACCATTCATCATCTTTTAGATATGCAGGTGCAGGAATACCAGTATACCTATTTTCTTGAGGAATGTCACCATAAGGACTATACCCATGACTCAAATGTCCTGGACCACACTCAAAAATAGGTGCTTCTAATTCACTACAATCAACTACATCATCATCGATTGAACATTCTACATTGACTTTTGGCCAACTAATCTTGTTACCTAAGGCATCTTTAAAAGATGTCATTGCCTGCTCGATTTGCTTTTTGATCATGATAGCGTAAGTCGTTTGGAATAGTCGTATGCATATTGTTCACGATGTCCCTTAATGCCCCAACCTAACCAATAATAAGCAGGGACCATATATTGACTAACGGTATATCCGCGTCCTTCAAATTCAGGAAGGTGTCGTTGGAATACAGATTCATTAATCATGTAATTAGTCTGCCCCTCAAGACTGCTAGGGTCACAACCATAGGTCTTACAAAATCTACCGAGATTATTATATCGGTTTATTGAGGTCCACTGAATAAGACCATACCCACCCCTATGGCAAGCGTCGTAAGGAACTCTAGCCCCTCCCTCGCATATGTTGGGATGGAAGTTGCTTTCCGATTTAATGTTTCCCATGATTGTTGCAAGGGCATTACGATCGGAAATCTTAGTTTTTTCTTGGAGTTTTTCCAGGACATATTTTTCATTGAAGTTACAGTCAGGACACTTCCAAGTTTCCTTTTTTTCTTCCATGTATTCTTCCACTGGAAGTGATACTATCTTTTTTTCTGGAGGGGCACTAGATTGTAACAACAATCCAGTAACTCCAAGAACAGCTGTTGCAGTAATAGCAGTAGAAAGAATCATATTCCTCATAATTTTACATCCCTATTATACCAACAAAGAAAGGGGCCGTCAATGCCCCTTTGTATGATTTATTTAGTTTTAAGGGGAGGGAACATATGCAGGGATCATCATGCCCCCGCCAGGACCATTGTCGTCATCATCAACATCTACATCACTCAATACGGACATCAGAATAAAACCGCCTAGTAATGAGAGTGCGAAGACTAACATATCAATCACCAGATTCCGGGGATGAGTTGTCCCGTAGTAGCATAGGATCCCATGGCTGCGATTACACCGATCATAGCGGCCCAACCATTAATGCGTTCTGCTTTTTCGTTCATTGTTTTTCCTCTTGTGTTTTGTTTGTGATAACGACTCTGCCGTTACCTTTAAGATATTCGATGCTGAATTGTAACTCATCATCGGGGGCCCACAGTAACTCTTCATACAAATCATCGAGTTTCTGGATGTCCCTCCAAAGTGCGTCGGGATCAGGCATCAGTAAAGGCTCTCCTCTTGATCAGTTTGAATGACACAATCACTAGTGGGATATGCTACACAAGTAAGAACAAAACCTGCATCAATCTGATCGTCATCCAAGAAAGATTGATCACTTTGATCGACAGTTCCGCTTACGATCTTACCAGCACAGGAAGAACAAGCACCTGCACGGCAAGAGTAGTTCATATCAATACCTGCTTCTTCAGCAGCGTCGAGAATGTACTGGTCATCTTCACAGGTAACGGTTTGTTCTCCGTCAGGAGTGCGAAGAGTAATGTTGAATGTCATTGTGATTGTGTAAAATTATATTATAGAGAAGAGTGGATTTTAAGTCAACCTAATTCAAGAAAGAATTTAGTGTTGTCACTTGGCGTGTTCTCGTAGATAGAAGAATCGCCATATGTTTTATGGTCTTTGTATCCTACCATGCGACCTTTAGTGTTCTGCAGAGCAGGCATAAAGGCGATAAGGAAGAAAATTGCAGGAGCTCCGATGAGCAAGGCTCCCCCAATAACATAATAAGTGAGAATTTCAAGAAGGGAGTTTTCCATCAGTAAGTTTCAGAAAGTTGTTCGACAGTATAACCGAGAAGACAGAAGAAAGCAACTGTTGTCACGGTAAAAATAATTTCAGTCATCAGAACCCGAGAACTCCAAAGAAAAATACACTACCGCTAGTAGCATAGCTGATAAGAGCAGCAGCAAATCCAAGCATAGCAGTGCGTCCATTTAACTTCTCTGCCTTCTCTGCGTAGGTCTCATATCCATAACGCTCTGCGTCGGTCTGAGACACATACATGCGTGGTTCTTTTGCAAAGAGATTCTGCTGACCACGCTCATTCGTTGTTACAGTCATTTACTTAATGTTGTAAATCTTTACATAGTATATAGTAAAAAAGCAGCCCTGTCAAGGGCTGCTTTGTAGTGATTAATACTCATCTTCTAAGTAAGACCGACATATGTCAGGATTCTTAGAGCAAAACTGACGGACATATCCATGAACATCTTTTTCTACATCATAATGATATAAATTATGCATTACGCCAACCAAAATCAAAAAACCCACGAGCAACAAATTGAAGTGGGTAACTGGAGAGAGGAGAATTCTTTTCATAAAAATCTTTTCATAAAAAAGTGGGCCCCTCGTCAGGGACCCGAACATCTTGATGTTTAATATTAACTTTTACGACTTATATCACTTGAATAATAAACCATAATAAGTAGCAATTACCAAGAGGGTCAAACAGACCCTCTCATATGTCCACCTCACGGATTATTCAACCAGTTATCAGAAGCTGTACTTGACACCCAGCTTTGCACCGTATCCACGGTCGATGTCATCATCGCCAGAGCCAATGAAGGAGACTTCACCATATGCACCCAGGGAGTCGGTGATAGCGAGTCCCAGACCTGCCTTACCGGAAGGAACGGTCTCAGCATCGCCACCGTCAGGAGAGACGTAGGAAGCGCCTGCTTGGACATAGTATGAAGCAGACTCACCAATAGGACCTTCATAGCCTACGTGGAAGTCGGTGGTAGCACCAGAGTAGTCAGCGCCAGTCCAGCCAGCGTTGGTCTCTACATTAACATAGGGGCCTGCAACAGCAGCGCCAGCAGAAACGGACAGTGCAGCGGTCGCTGCGAATACAGATTTGATCATTTTTTGATACCTCTTAGTTTTCTTGCGGAATGGATACCCGCAGATGATGGATCGGTTCGACGGCCGATCGCTTTAGTAATTGTACTACCTCTTGGTAGTGTTGTCAACAGATCTGTTCGCGAGTAATTGAGGCGTTCGATTTGTTGTAATTTGTAACGTCACAGTCAGTATTTATACCTGTAACAAAACCTACTCATTTTTAGTAGGTTCGGAAGTCCTGCCAATGTATGGGTTAAGATCCGTAACTTGATCTACGGTCATTTGTGCTCCCATCTGTTGCCAGAAATTCAGAATGCCATTGTAACTATTCTTGTGAAAAACGTCAACATGCTCAGGATGAATTGAAGAACCTAGTTCACATCTGTACAAAAGCAGTGGAGTCGCGAAAGTTACTCCAGAATTATACACCAAGTCATCAGCAACTGGCCTTGGTTTTACACCATTGTCAAGTTTATACTTTTCTCCTCTAACATGATTCCTTACTAACTTCTCAGCATGATGTCTGGTGATGACATAACATGCAGTAGAAAAATCATTAATGAAACGATAATGCACAGGAACAACAATGTCACCCGTACAGATAATGGCAAGTTGAATTACATCCCAAGCATATGGAGCCCGTGCAATAAAGTCCTTCCAAGTAAAGTTCCAGAAGTGAACCGTATCCAAGTTACAATCATCTTCCATGATGACTGCATATGGAGAATCAGAGGTGTTCAACCAATGATTAAGTGCCTTTAGATGAGAAGTGGTACAACCAATCTCACCCGATGACATCATATCAGGATACTTACCCTTAATAATGCTGCTGAGATCATCTTCTCTACCATCATAAGCAGAGATGCGTTCATAGTTTTCTATACCCCAATACTTGAATTGGTCTTCCATATACTTCTTTCTTTCTGGTTGCCCATCAAGATTAAGATAGTAAATGGGTCCGAATCCATCTAACTTATATTGTGCTTTATTCTTATCTAAATTTTCAAATCCCATGATCAGATAAAGTCTTTAATAATTTGGTTGAATACTTCTGCTTTTTTTCTAATTGGATCTTCCTTTGTTTTCCAAGAAGATTGTGTATGCCAATTTGTTCCTGCTCTATAGTGCAAGAACTTATTCTCTAAGTGCAACTCAAAACGAAAACCTCCTTCAGGCTTCGTCCACATATCATCATTGTTATCAAAGATAAGATTGATACCATTGTACTCATCAGGATACTCTGCACAATCGTCAGGAGTAGTACCACCCTCATTCACATTCTTAAATTTAACATTATTCTTCAGGAACCAATAATAAAGATGTCCACCAATGTCAGTCATATTTCCCTCAACATCTCCATCTGAGAAATTAAGGTCAGGATCAATCTTGGTGATCTCAGACATATTGAAGAACATGATTCCGTTCCAGATATATTCAATTGGTCCTCTGACTTGAAGAGCACCAGCGATCACTTCGTCTTTGATATATTCCTCAATAGAAAATTCATCTAGGAGAAACATGTCCGAGTCACAGAAAAGAACCATGTCTTCATCATGTTTCTCTTTGATAATGGTGTCGTATGTCCACTGAATCGTCTCAGTGGCATGTCTGGCTCCTGCAAGGGGATTATCAAACTTCTTATTGGGATTTTGTGGTTTACGATAGTATTTGATCCCGTAGATATCACAAACGCTTTTGAACTCTTCAGTGATAGATTCCTCCATGGAATCATCGACTACATTGAATTGCCACTCTTCATCTTTGAGAAAAGTTTTGAACAATCTATATTGTGTTTCAACAAAGTCAGGCCTGTTTACGACAGATGTAAAAATTTGAGTGGTCATGCATTCTCCTTCAGTTTATCCTTTACCCATTGTTCGATTGATACAATTGGTTCCCATCCAATTACTCTCTTTATTTTATCAATATTTGCCAAGCTTGTCTGTGCTTCACCAGGTCTTGGATCAATATGAACCTGATTATCAGTGATTAAGTTTGCAAGATCTTTTACTGAAATATTACTTCCACTACCGACATTATACACTTGCCCGAAATGCTCAGGTTCCAGTTCTTTCAGAGCAGAAAGAACATTTGCCCTTGCAACATCTTTGACATAGATAAAATCTCTCCTCTGCTTTCCATCACCGACAATTGTCAAAGGTTCTCCTGCAGCGTGTTGCCTGAAGAAAATACCTGTGACAGGAGCATATTGTCCTCTAGTAGGAGCTCCCTCACCAAAGACATTGAAATATCTAAAAACAATGGTTGGTAGATTATATAGTTCACTATACATCTTGCACATTTTCTCACCAGAGATCTTGGAAACTGAATATGGATTCAGACAATCATCTGGCTGAGTCTCGATATTTGGGGAAGAATTCAGACCATATCCCGAAGAAGTCGAAGAATACATCACTCTCTTTACACCTGCCTCACGAGCGCACTGTAGGACCGTGCAGGTGCCAAGAGAATTAACTTTCACTGCATTGATCGGATTCTTGATTGCGGGACCAATGCGTGCCTCTGCAGCAGCATGAAACACATAGTCAACATTCTTGTATAATTTTCTAGTCTTAGAATAGTTGAGAATACTTTCCTTATGATTCTCCACATCATCTCTCCAGACAAAATTATCATTGTCTGAATATTCGTTGTCGATGACGACAACTTCATGTCCTAGTTTCAGAAGTTCTTCTACGATATGAGAACCAATAAATCCAGCACCACCAGTAACCAATGATTTAGTCATAATCTTCTTTTTTGAAATTTTCGATGGATTGATAAATTTTAGTCTTTAATTTAGTTGTTGAATATCCGTGGTCTCTACTAAGCCATACTATCGGAATATGAATATCTATACCAGTATATGAACCATCAAGATAATCAGATCCAAGAAATCTCATGTCATATTCTCCACTCCTCAAAAAGTCATGGAACTGATTCTCAGTATGATAGTAGACAACATTATCAACATTTCTAAGAGACCGTAATATTTCTTCTCTTTCTTCTGCACTATGAACTGGTCTCATTTTATGTGCCCGTTCCATAGATGGATCCACATGAAGAGCAACAGTGAGATGATTACAACTATTTTTGGCCTCTTCAAATAGTCTTACATATCCTGGATGAATAACATCAAATGCACCTCCAATGATACCTTTTGTCAAAGGAAGAGATGCTTTCCAATCTTCAACATTGATGCCTTTGTCATCTACAAAGAGATCTGCAGTGGGTTTATGAAACATTGGTTCCAACTCATGATACATTAATCTCCACTGCCTCAACTGCATCTTAGTGAGGACAGTATGATCTATTCCAGATCCTCTCCCTCTGGCCGTCATGATAGTAATATGATGACCTTCTTCATAAAGACGGTTCACTTGACTAATCATAAAGGGGATGGGATATGAATTCTCATAGTCCGGCTTTCCCTTTTCATTATTTGGTGTGACACATAGAGTGCCATCAAGATCAAAACAATATCTCATACTACTCCATGCAAAAAGATTTGATGAACACACTCAACGACACCATATGATTCACTATCAACATGATAGTTCCACAAAGCATACTGAGACTTTCTCCTCAGGGAATTGTGTGGATGAAATCCCGTAAGAACTCCATATTTAATACCGTACTTTTCACAATGTTTCATACAATTAAGAATATTAATTGACTCTCCACCAGAGCTCATAAGAACAACAAGAGTACCTGGTTCTGCATGATACTCCAAAAACTTTTGATATGCATTTTCATATCCAAAGTCATTAGCTAACATTGTCAGCATTGAAGGATCAGAGAATACAGACACTCTCTTCATGTGAAACTTCATGTAATCCTGAGAGATATGAGAAGCAACAGAATTGCTTCCACCATTTCCCAGGATTATAATCCTTTCATGTTCATTGAATGCTTTTTGATACTTCTCAAACTCACTTTCCATGTGAGCCTTTTCTAAAGTATCAATATATTCTCTAAATGGATTCACCCGTAACTCCAGTTGAAATAACATTAATTTTAACTTTGTCAAAAGGAATTGTCAAGGAGTTCTTCTTAGAAAAAGTCAAGAAAAATCCACCGTTCCCAGCACCGCAAAGTTTATGAGCAATTACATTGTGACACATTTCCAGAGAATTATCGATAAAGAAAACCTGATCGTTTTCAACAATTGAAGAACTTGTCTTCTTTTTTTGTGCCCACGCACTATTTAACTCACTTAGGAAGTCATCATAATTTGATTGATTGATGTGGTCATATGCACTATTCAAATTATCGAGTAGTGGTTTTATCTTTTCAATATTACAACTCAATTCTTTCAGTATTTTCTTTGAGTTTCTAGTTACACCAGTGAAAACCAGATGCATATCGTACTTCTCAAATAATTCCGTAGGAAGATATTCATACTTGATACTACCATCTTGGAAAAATTCCATTCTCTTGAATCCACCCATACCACATCCATAAGGATCTTGGTATCCACAGTAAGGATTAAACTTGAGTTCAAGTTCATATGCAAGTTTACATATTTGCGAATCAGTCATTTGCTGATCTTTAAAAATGCAACAGGCTTTGATAAGAGAAATAATGTATGATGAAGATGAAGCAAGTCCACTTCCTTGAGAATATGCATCACTTGTAAGTGTCACCTGAACTGGTGGCATCTCAAAGTGCTTCAGGACAACTCGCACAACCTCATTCTCAATCTCCTCAACAGAAGATACCTCTTCTCTTCTTGAATAATTGATGATATATTTGTGTTTATCTTTATTGAATCCAAACTTATCCTGACTGATGGTCACATAAGTCTTTAAGTCACAAGTAAAACTCATAACAGATCCATACCCATACTCTTTTACAAAGTATGGATTGTCAGTAGATCCACCGAACAAAGAAATCCTGAGAGGACAAGAAGCAATAATCATAAGACAGGTTCTGGGAGGAAGAGTTGTGGAATTGGTTGAACAATTTCAACTGATTGCTGCTTAGACAACTTTTCATAGGTCACTGTTTGATTCCCATCAGAACTTGTCTGATAGAAATATGGATCGTCAAAAGCATAAACATTATAAAATCTCATGATCTCAGCGACCTGAACATCATAGAAGCTTTGGATTTCATATCCAGCAAAACTACATGCTCTCTGTGCTGCCTTGATCCACTCATCACTGAGATACAAGATTGCATGACCACTAAGCATGTTCCTGATCCTGACAATGTTGTTCCCAACCTTCTCGTGTTGAACACAGGGACCAGAGTGGCCGTTCATTCTTCCCCAACCAGAGATGCCGAGATAAAAAGCATCAGCATCATCAGGAATATCGATGATAGGTTCCCAGTTCTTGAGAGCAATATCATCCTCCAAAAGAACAAAAGGCCCAGACTGTAGGGTGTCTAAAGCATCCGCAACAGTCTGAGCACAACCAGCAAATCCATTTTGATGTGATTTTGCATCAATTCTATAATACTCTTCGATTTCAAGAGAGGAAAGTAACTCCTCCATCTTCTCCATCCTTTCTGGTTGTCTTTCCAGATTGATATAGTAGAAGGGGACTTTTCTAAGATCTAAGTTCATTATGATTCTTCTTCAGTGCAATAATTTTTGGTTCAGTGTATGGATAATTCTCAGCTCCAATAAACTCCTCAGCAAAACAATAGTTTGGATTAAGAGATAATGTGGGAGGATTATCAATGAAATAACGATTCATGTGAGATTCATCATGCCAAAGTGCAACCACATCTCTTCCCAAGTCATGATTTACTCTGCTTGCAATAGTTTCAGACATCTCCATGAACTTATCAGTGCGTCCTCCATTGAACCCACCAGCATAATATGTCACTGTCTCTTGATCATATGGAACATATGCCAAAGACTCAGGGTTTCTATCAAAAGATTGATTGTGAGATGCCATCAAAGATTGATATGGATGCATAGTTCCGACCAAATCACTAAGGATCTCATCTCCTACAGGAGCATCAATTCTCATATCTGCATCAAGATAGAAGCAGTAATCATGCTCCAAGATAAAATCCTTCTCTTTGAGAAAGTAATTATATCTCTTAAGTGTTGGCATTGGCCATGGTTCATGGTCAATGTAATGAACTCTGACATTATCAGAAGTTTCTACCTCATGATCCGTCAAAAGAAGACAATTGATCTCATGATCAACTAAGAAGTTCTTCTCAATGTCATTATAGAGTCTCTCAACAAACTGAATGTATTTGTTTGTTGCAATAGTAAGAATACAAATTTTCATTATTCAAATAAAGCAAGTAACTTTTGAACGGTAACTTTGTATGAAAGTTCTCTTTTCACATAACTCTTTGGATCATATTCAGTATTCATGAAAGTGTCGAATGATGATTCTAATTCTTCGACTGAATAGAACTTCATTCCACATTCATCTGAAAAATAATGTGCCAGAGTTGGTTCTGGATATTTTCGATATGGCTCAGGAACTCCCATATCATACCATTCATCTACCTCCCAGAGCAACAGTGGCATACCCGAACTCATCATTTCTTGATATGCAATCCCTTGAGTCTCTGGTCTGCCCACGATAATTGCACGAGAGCAAGACTTCAAACATCTATCAAAATCTGCTTCAGAGTAAGTTCCATACTTCAAAAAGTCATAATCAATATCTTTAGAATCCAAGAAATTAGTAACGACCTGAACATCACTATCAGATCTTTCTTTTTGATAAACTAAAACCTTATCTCCTCTTCCCTCAATATTAATTTCTTTAATTCCAACTGGCCAGACTGCGATCTTATCTTCTACAAATCCTTGATCAATAAAAGAAATTTTTGGACTGATGCTAGGAACAATCAGTTTCCTATAATATTGAGGATTATCTCTCAAGAATTCTCCATATGGATCAAATGGCCAAATCTGAGGACCAATGACACAAGAATCATGCTCTAACTTAGAATGCTTCTCGTGTCCCTCTCTTCCATAGTGGACAAGATAGTTCTTATCATACTTATCTTCATTGACTGCAAAAGGAATATTGCACTCTTCCAAAGATTCAATTAAGTTGACAATAACTTTATATGGACCTCTAACTGGTCCATCATAGATGGACTCATCAAACCACAAATTAATCATATCAAATATGTACCCAATTGTTTAAATATTTATCGGAGGTATCTACATCCTGTAGAGGGCCAAACCACTTCTTTGGAGCAATAACCTGCCTACTATTTGCAAGAAAAGCACCCCACCAACTAAAACTACTGTTTGCAATAATGTGATAACTGCACTTGGTCATCAAGTACAAATCAATTCCACTACTATTACCTTCAGAAATTAGAACTTCATCTGACTGAAAGATTGATTGCTCCTTACACCACTCAGGATCATCGGAAAAAACAATCATGGGAGTGTGTGGAAAATAGTGCAGGGCCTTTTCATAGTAATCAACTGTCTGAAGAGGGTGATGATCTTGAAGATTTACATAATCCCCTCTCCTAATGTGAACAGAAACACATTCAGGATTGTCAATAATTCCCTCACATGATTCTACAATATGATCAGAGAAAGTAAAGTCTTTTCTGATTTCATCTTGAATTTTTTCAAAATATTTGTGTGTCTGAAAGTATCCAAGAAAATCAACATTGTCTGGACAGTTTTCATAAAGGTTAGAATCAAAAGCATGAGTTGATTCCTGCACCATACTGTTTCTACAGAAACCTTGTTTATGATCTCCTAGTTTAAAGACATCGTAAATTGTATTATCAATGTCTGCAAGAACCTTTTTATCCTCCTGACCAAATGCTTCTTTTGGTGGAATGCACCATTCATGACCATGATATGAAGCAATACCCTTAATTGCAGCATACTGAAACATCTGGTTTCCAAGTCTTCCCAGATTGCCAAGTCTATTGAATGAAATCATCTCAAATCTTTACCCAGTCTGCACAGTATACATCTTTTGTGTTGTGTGTGCTATCTGGCAACCACACTTTAGGAGCAATCGCTAACTTAGTCTTTGCCAAATATGCAGCCCACCAACTGAATGTGCTGTTAGCCATAATGTGATAATCACATAAAGTCATCAGACAAAGATCAATATACGGATCATTGACTTCAGAAACTAAGAATCTATCCCCAGAAAAAACGGGTTGGCGCTTACACCACTCTGGTTCATCAGAAAAGATGAGAACATTTGTATTGTCAGGTACAAGTTTTAGTGCTTCATCATAGTAATCCATATCCTGAGAAACATGATTACCATTAGTCACATAGTCCGTTCTTCTGATATGAATTGAAGTAGTCTCTTCAGAAAAAGAATCTCTAATATTTTTTGCTACATCATAAATTTCTGGTTTGAAAGTAAAGTCCTCTCTGATTTCATCGTCAATGTGTTTAAACCACTTATCACTTTGAAAAAATCCCAAAAGATTTGTATCTTCCTTTGGAGGATTCTCAAAAGTTTCTTCATCAAAATGATAGTGTCGTTCTTCATGTGTAGGAAAACTACTGATTCCTCTCTGACACTTCAGATCAAAACAATCGTCAAGATTACTTCTCAGTGTCGTATAGTAATACTTACCGAAAACTTCATTTGGTGCAATCATGAAGTCCCTATTGTGCTTCCGTGCCAATCCTTTAGTGGCTGCATACTGAAACATCTGGTTTCCCAGATGTCCATGGTTGCCGATATGATTAAATGAAAACATTAGATATTCCCCAGCATTTCGTGTAAGACATTCATTTCATTGTAACCGATAAAGTGATTATTGCCAATATAACAACCACGCTCATTGAGAATCTCCACATTAGGATTTTCTCTTTCCATTCTGAACTCTCTAAGGAAAGGTTGCTTTAGCAAGTTTCCACTAACAACTGGTCTATATTCAATCCCAACTTCTTCAAATCCTTCCATAAGTTTATTATGGGTCTCTTTGTTATGAGATATAAAAGGAAATGCAAAACTACTCATATTTTCCATCCAACTATCATCTGGCACATAAAATTTATCCATGTAGTCCATCATGACCTCATACCACATTTGATAGTTGTCATTACGAATATGAATCATTTTATCCAGTCTTTCAAGTTGAGAAAGACCTAAGACTGCACCAATATCATTGTTTCTAAAATTATATCCATCAGTCATGAACAAGAAAGATGGAATAATGTCTGGATTCTGTTTGGCATATTCTTCATACTTTGAAGACTCTCTGGCCAATCCATGACTCCTCTTCATCCTCATGATGTCATAGAGTTCTGGATCGTTTGTAGAAACCATACCACCCTCAACAGTAGTCATGTGGTGTCCAAAGTAGAAACTAAATGTGCCACCAACATTATGAGGACCACACTTCCTACCCATCAGATCTTTACAACCATGCGACTCACATACATCCTCAAGAAGTAATGCGTCGGGGAAAATCTGTCTGATAATACACTCGTCCGAAGTGTATCCGAGAAGATGAGTAATAAAGATGGCCTTAATATCCTTATGCTTTACTGCAAGTTCTTTTAGATGCTCCTCATCAAAACTAAAGTTATCAAAGTTGATATCACAAAATACTGGTTGAAGACCTAACTGAATAATAGGTGCAACATTAGTAACCCAAGTGCAAGCAGGTACAATAACTTTGTCTCCTCTCTTCAGACCATACTTCTCAATGGTAGCAGCAACCAAAAGAAAATTAGCAGTGCTTCCAGAGGAAACATAGAGAGAATATTCTGATCCCAACCAATCATTCCATTCTTCCTCAAACTCTCTCACCTTAGGGCCTGCAGTGAGTTTAGAACTTGTAAGAACAAATTTTGCAAGTTTAAGACGGTCTTTCAGTGTGACCGTGTTTTTCATTAAAGGCCAAAGCATCAGAACTTACTCCTATTATTCATAAACCACTCAATAGTTCTTTCCAATCCACTCTCCATAGAAACTTTTGGTCTCCACCCCATATCATAAAGTTTCTTGGTGCAAACTTTTCTTCTGGGTGTTCCATTTGGTTTTGTCGTGTCCCAAATAATCTCACCAGAATAGTCTAACTTTTCTGCGATAATCTCAGATAAATTTTTGATGGTATACTCTTCTTCATTACTGACATTAATTATATCAGAACTATCGTAATTCTGCATCAAAAATATACATGCATCAGCAAGATCATCTGAATACATGAACTGTCTTGTTGGAGTTCCATCTCCCCAAAGTGTTACTGGTTCTCCTGTTTGTTTGGAGGTGATGAACTTATTGATCATTCCAGGAATAACATGGCACTGATCAACATTGAAATTATCATTAGGGCCATACAGATTGGTTGGCATCAAACTGATTGCATTAAAACCATACTGCTTATCATAAAACTGACACATCTTTAATCCAAGAATCTTAGCGATAGCATACGCTTCATTCGTTGGTTCAAGAGAGTCAGTTAGTATGTATTCTTCTTTGATTGGTTGAGGAGTGATCTTTGGATAAATGCAAGCAGAACCAAGATTCAAAAGTTTCTTAACACCATACTTATGAGATGATGAAATTATATTAGTGGTAATATAAATGTTGTCGTGAATAAAGTCTGCAGGATATGTCTTGTTATAGTTAATACCACCAACTTTTGCAGCAGCCAGAAAAACATATTCGGGTCGATTCTCGCTAAAGAAGTGTTCCGTCTCTGCTTGTGATCTCAAATCAAGAGAGAGTTTATCAGCAGTAATTAAATTTTCATAACCCAGTGATTTGAGTTGTCTTACTAATGCAGAACCAACTAGTCCTTTATGTCCTGCAATGAATATTTTAGAGTTCTTTTCCATTATAAGAAAGTATGGTAACTACAAGCAGAATATTTTTCAAGTTGTTTAACTCCCTCTATGTGAGCAATGAGTTCTTCTCTTGAAGGTGGTATGTGATGCCCTTGATGATGAACAGGAAAGTCGGGAACAAATTCATAATCATCGGGGAAATGTTTTTCAAGTAGATTCCCATAGATCTCTTGATCTGCAGGATAACTGTCTTGACCCGTGTTGGCATAACAGGTTTCTAATAGATCATCAACATCCTTATATCCATCCATTAGTTTTGCAAGTTTCTTTCTGTCATACAACATAAATTCAATGATGTATGAGTAACCCTTGTTTGCTTTTGGGATATCAAATACTCTCTCCTGAAAATCAAAGTAAGGCCTATGCCCTTCATTGTTAATATCATTGTAAGAATTCTGGAAGATTCTAGGTCTACCAGATTCATCAAATAAATCTATTGGTTTTACAAAAAAGTTATCTGATTGAACATCAAGATATAAATCATTCTCCGTAAACTTCTGCAAGATCGAAACTAGATTGATCCAGTTCCAATTAGGTCTATGAGTAAGTCTAGTTCTGTCAATAAAAGGATCTACTTGATCATCAGTGATGTAAATGATCTTATCATCAAAACTAGTCCCCTCTGGATAATATCCATCGGGGGAAAGAATATAGATTTTATCAGGAAGTGGATTTAAGAAGTGAAATGTTTCAATTACTAGATCCAATTTATAGTAATCTTTGGGATGAGCCTTGATTACTACATCATACTTATTCTTCATTCAAGCACATGTCCTTAACTAATTGTTCAAAACTAATCTCTGGTTCCCAACCGAGTTTTTCCTTTGCTTTAGTTGCATCACCAAGTAAAGTTTCTACCTCTGCAGGTCTGAAATATTTAGGATCGACCTGAATGATTGTCTTCTTAGTCTTACGATCAACACCAATCTCTTCCATTCCTTCACCATACCATTCGATGTTGTATCCAAAGTGAGGAGCACACTTTTCAACAAACTGACGAACAGAATACTGATGTCCAGTAGCAATTACATAATCATCTGGAATGTCTTGCTGAAGAATCATCCACATCCCACGGACAAAATCCTTTGCATGTCCCCAATCTCTCTTAGCATTTAGATTGCCAAGTTTGAGAAGAACTTGTTTGCCTTCAGAGATAGCCTTAAGACCTCTAACAATCTTACGAGTCACAAAGGTCTCACCACGACGGGGAGATTCATGATTGAAAAGGATACCAGAACTACAATGCATTCCATATGACTCTCTATAGTTTTTGACAATCCAGAAACCATAGATCTTAGCCACACCATAAGGAGAGCGTGGGTAGAACGGTGTCTTCTCTGTTTGTGGAGTCTCCTGCACCAGACCATACAATTCGCTTGTAGATGCCTGATAGATGCGTGTATGCTCCTCCAATCCAAGAAGACGAACTGCTTCAAGAACACGAAGTGTTCCCAATCCATCAACTTGGCCAGTGTATTCTGGCATTTCAAAAGACACCTTCACATGACTCTGAGCACCTAGATTATAAATCTCCTCAGGTTTAATCTGCTGAATAATCTTCACAAGATTAGTAGAGTCAGTCAGATCCCCATAGTGAAGATTAATCTTCTCATAGATGTGATCAATTCTGTGTGTATTGATCAGTGAAGAACGACGAACAATACCATGAACTTCATAACCCTTTTCAAGGAGAAATTCTGCAAGATAAGATCCGTCTTGTCCAGTGATACCAGTAATTAATGCTTTCTTCATGCTACTTTCCAAATCGTTAGACTTTCTCTCCACCAAAAGTAAAAGTTACCATACCTTTTTGATTCTGTCAAAAACTTATTTGTCTTTTCCTCATCAAGAACAAATCCCCACTTCTCCATTAGTTTTTTCACATCCTCAGGAGGAAGAGGGCTAACATGCTGAGGGGGAGCATCTTCGGGGGGATAAGTATTGCTCCAAGTAAGAATCAAATATTTACCCGTAACCTTTTTCAGATTATCCAAAAATACATCTAAGAACTTTGGATCAACATGTTCTGCAATCTCAGTGCAGTTGACAAGATCAAATGAAATATCATCATCAATACTATCTCTAATGTCCATCACATTAATGGCATCTTTGACAACATCATCTGCATGATCTTTATGGTATTGAAAATAATCGACTCCACATGCGTTGGTGTCATTTACCATGTTATAGACAAGATGCCCCGTTGCACAGCCAATGTCACAGAAAGTTTCAATACCATCTTCAGCAAAGGAGAAAGTAGACTTAATACACTTGTAGTAATCATCATAAGGAGAAGAATCCATGCGAACTTCTTCTGCTTCTCCATAAATTTTCTCGATGATGATTTTACCATCATCATCAAATTCAAGAGAAGGATTCCTCTCTAAGATGTACTGATCGATATCAGAATGAGGTTTATCAATTACAGATGTAATCCTATCTCCCCATGAAAGTTTTTCTTCGTAAAATTCTTTAGTGGTTGTCATGCTCTCTCCAATAAAATGTGCTTTCCTTTTCCTTCATATCCTAGAGTATCAACTTCATTATAAACTTGATCTCCGTCAATCTGATAGTTTGTCCAATCTCCAAAGTAAGGCCTATCAATATCAATAAGTCCTGCTATTGCGTCAATACCAGCACCAACATCAAGAAATACTGCATCTGTGTATTTCTTTAATCTATGAATCAATCCAGACTTTACATGTCCCATACCCATCAAGAAAATTTTAGATGTAGATTTCTCTAACTGCTCTCCGACCATTTTCTCTGTTGCCTCAAGATCATCGCAAGAAAACCGTTGAGGTAAACTTATATAGTCTTGAAATTCATCGATACCAAGATACTCTTGATATTGAGGTGCCTCCATAAGATTTTGAATGATTTCCATCTTAGTAGATGCACCTATGAGACCAATTTTACCAGAAAATGATTCAAATAACCACTTGTTTGCAATCAGAGCATATCCATATTCTGCAGGGAAATCAATCTCATTTGGAATTACTTGCTTAAATCTAGACCTATTTTCTGGATAAAGTTCACAAGTATAGTAATCACACTTCGATGATCCCTCCACAAATTGTTCATGTCCAATCTCATCATAGCTCTTTGATAATGCTCTGCGTCCAGGTTGAGCACTTCCCATTGGTTCTTTCTTTAGGAAGTAATAGTCACCATCACCAAACTTATAGAATGTTCTTGACTCACCTTTATCAACCAATTCAATCAAAAGATTTTTAAATCGTTCTAATTCTTCTTGATATTGTGGATAAGTGTCTTCAGTTTCAAAACATGTATGAGGATCATTATTGATCGCTCCAGAAATCTTGTATAGATCAATCATTATCAACCTCCATCAACTCAAAATAACTTCCCAATTTCAACTTTGTTTTTGTCGTAACTGTTTCTTTCACATTTGTATCGTCATATTTTGAATAAGGCATAACTCTAAAATCTACGCTGAATCTAGAAACATCGGATTGATTTATCTTGTTTCCATGCTTAAGATTTGCCCCGTCCCAGATATAATACTCACCATATTCTGCATTCATTGGTGAATAATCTGCAAGATTTTCTTCAGACTCAGCCCATATCGTATAAGTTTCTTTGGCATCTGTAATCGGAAGAAAAATATTTACTTCTTCTGGGCTATGACTGTATGACTTATCATTATGAAACTCAGCAACGGAAAGATTATTAGGAACTTGAACTCTAAATGTAGGAATCTTTTGATATAAAAGAGGTTCATTAAACTGAGGAAGAATTACTTCTCTCAAAAACTTTTTATATTCTTCTAGAAAGTTTGATTCTCTTACTTTCTTATAAAAGTTCTTGTGGAGTTTTGTTGTTTGGTCAGTCTCCATATTGAGAACACCAAAGTCACACTTTTCAATTTTGTGTATCTTTTCTAGTTCACTAGTTCCAAACATTTGTTCAATCTCATGACGAAAACAATACTTGTTAACATCATAAGATTGCTTCTCTTTCCGATACATCACCATCCACCTTTAATGCAATCAACAATATATTGCCTGTCTTCTGGAGTGACCCACCATCCAACAGGAATACAAATCATTTCTTTGACCAGATTATTTAGGTTTGGCAGGTCAGCCTTATATTTCTTGACGCAAGAGTGAATATCGTTTCTTTCATGGACTCTACTTACCATGATTCCACACTCTTTCATCTTATCCATAAAGTCTTGCTGACGCTCTACCTTAATCGTGTAGATCCAATATGCAGATTGTCTGTCACTCTCTGCTTCAAGCAGAGTGACACCAGGAACATCTTTTAGTTGCTCATTATAGAAACGAGCATTATCGATATGAACTGGAAGGACTTTCTCTAACACTTCAGGATAATTATGAATACCAACTGTGGCATTCACATCATTCATGTGGAACTTAAATCCATATTCAGGAATGTCTGCTTCACATCTAAAGTCTTTCCGATTACTATTTCTATCAATTCCATACCACCTTAAAAGTCTTGCCCTTTCAGCCATTTTTTCATATGGAAAAACTACACACCCACCATCGACCGCTGTAAGATGCTTGATTGCTTGAAAACTAAAGGTACAAATATTTCCATGATTTCCGATCTTAGATCCCTTGTAGGTCGATCCAAAGGCATGGGCACAGTCCTCAATGATGACTGGTTTATGTCCATACTTTTCCATTGCTCCTTCTTGAATGTCACGAAGGCGATCAAGATCAATCGGATATCCTCCCCAATGAACAACCATGATTGCTTTTGTTTTGTTTGTGATCTTCCTCTCAAGATCATCTAGATCCATGTTGCAAGTATTTGGATCAACATCAACCCACTTAAGATCAATATTATTGGCAAGAATAGGCCAATTAGTTGCTGTACAGGTAAGCGGTGTTGTCAGGATTTCAGATCCTGGTGGAATACCTCTCCATGTTGATTCGGCAAAAGCAACACCATGATATCCTTTAACATTAGTATCAGGTGCTTTGAGCATATGAATAGCAAGATGCTCTGCAGATGTAGCAGAGTTTGTAGTCACTACATTCTTGTTAGTAAAAAAGTCACCAAGGATGTTTTCAAATTCATCTACCTTTGGCCCTTGACCAATGTATCCAGAGGTAAGAATTTTTGAAGCCTCTTCAGCAGACTTCTCGCTCATAAAAACTTTGAATAGTGGTATCATTTTTGAATCAGAGTTATGGATGGATAGTCTTCAAGCACAGTTATTCTAACATCATTAGAATATTTTTTCAATACCGATTGAATCTTAGGTTTTTCATATTTTTGCATCCACTCAACATTATCTCTTTCTTCAGATCCTCCTTCCAGAACCATGATACCTTTTACTTTGGTAAGATAATTTTCTATTGCAAACTCATATGTATCTCCATTGTTTGCAATATCAATATGGAGAATATCGATACTATCATCACGAAATAAGTGTAGAGACTCATAAAAATCTCCCTTGAGAATTGAAACATTATAATTGTTCTCATATTTTTTCAGCATTTCTTTTCTATCTGCTGCATTATATGGAAAGTCATCAAACAAATCATAAGCTTCGATCTTGCAATCCTTAGTATTTTTCACAAAAGAATCCAATGAATACCCATCCAAGATTCCAAACTCAACAATTAATCTTGGGCGATATGCAAAACATAATGTTTGAAATACCTTATCGTAATTATTTTTCTTGTAAGAAGATCTCATTTTAATATTCAACATACTGATCATTTGCAGCATCATGCCAAAGACAATAATGCTTATCTTTCTGAAACTCGACTTCTTTATTTTTGAAGAAATCAAACATCATATATTCTATAGAAACATATCTCGAAACCATATCATTCAGATCAACCTGTTCATAAAATTCTTTAAAGTCTTTCACATTCACACCAAAATATCCAGTCTTTACTTGATTTTCCCCAGCCAAACAAAAACAATTCCTGGGATTATCGATAAAAGATTTAATGAATGATGAATCTTTCAGTAACATTCTCGGTTCATAGTGAAAAAAGTAATCATAATCCTCTAGTATTTCAGAGTAATCTTTCCACAACTCAATGTCACCTGCTCCCTTATTATACTTACCATAATCATTCTTTTGTTTCACATACAAATAAGAATCATTAGGAACGGCTTGGGAGATAGAATCTGGCAAGAAACTATCGTTTATAAGAGTATTGTCTACCAATACAACATCACATTTTGATTGCTTGATGTATGTCGAAAGAAGTCCTTTCACAGTCATTAGGCCTTCAAAGTATTGCTCTACTCTCTTATTTCCATGACTGAGAGTTAAGAAACTGTTTCCAGAAACATTGATGGCAGTTCTTAATTCAAATAGTATTTTCATATTTCAAACACTCATCAAATAATTTTCCTAGTTTGTCTTTTGCTGAAAGAATTGGTTCTTTAGAATTGCCCCATTGAATATCAAGTGAAGGATCATTCCAAAGTAGTGAATGCTGATCTTCTGGATGATAATAATCTGTTATTTTATAACAAATCTCTGCTTCTTCAGAAAGAGTATAAAAACCATGAGCAAATCCTGCAGGAACCCATAGTTGAATCTCTGAACTATTTAACCTAGTTCCAGACCACTGCCCAAAAGTAGATGAGTTTTTTCTAAGGTCAACAACAACATCAAAGACTTCTCCACTAATACACCTTACAAGTTTTCCCTGAGGATAGTTCAATTGATAATGAAGGCCTCTTAAAACTCCCTTTGTTGAGTTAGAATGATTATCCTGAACAAAGATTACTTCTTCACCAACACACTCATTGAAATCCCTTTGATTAAAAGACTCAATAAAAAATCCCCTGTCGTCCAAAAATTTCTCGGATTCCAGCACCAAAACTCCTTCTAATTTCTCCTCTTTGATTCTCATAGTATTCAATAGTTTTAATTAGTCCATCATCAATAGAATATTTTGGAGTCCATCCAAGTTCTTCTTTAATTTTTTTGTTACTCATAGAGTATCTAAAGTCATGACCAGGCCTATCAGGAACAAACTTAATAATATCGTGACTAATATTCATTATGTCAAGTATTTTTTTAGTAAGATCAAGGTTTGTTATCTCACATTCCCCACCGATATTATATCTTTCTCCAACAGTCCCCCTTTCAGATACTTCATAGACTGCTTCACAATGATCTAGAACATAAATCCAATCCCTTATATTTTTTCCATCACCATAAATTGGAATATCATGCTCATCAAATGCATTACAAATAATTTTGGGAATTAATTTTTCAGCATTTTGTTTTGGTCCATAGTTGTTAGAGCAATTTGTAATTACTGTTGGCAAATCATAGGTTTCATGAAATGCTCTTACAAAAAAATCACTCGAAGCCTTTGATGCAGAATATGGATTTCTAGGATTGTATGGGGTATTTTCTGTAAATGATGTATCAGATTCACCCAGTGCCCCAAACACCTCATCAGTAGAGATGTGATGAAACTTATTCACACCATACTTAAGAGACATTTTGAGTAAATTAATTGTCCCAATAATATTGGTGGTAACGAAGGGGTCGAGATTGTTTATTGAATTATCAACATGAGTTTCTGCAGCAAAATGATATACATGATTTGGTCTTGTTTGACTAAACACATACTCAAGATGATCTAGATTTGATATGTCACACCAAACAAATTCAATCTGAGGGGACTTTTTGATGTTCTTTTTATCCCCAGCATAAGTTATGTTGTCAACAACTATGATTTTCTCATCAGTCTTTGTAGTCAAGTAGTCTACAAAATTACTTCCAATAAATCCAGCTGCACCAGTTACTAACTTTGTCATTTAATTATCAGCAATTCTTTTTAGATACTCACCATATCCACTTTTAGCATACTTCATGGATAACTGCAACAGTTGATTTCTATCAATCCAATTATTTCTGTATGCAATCTCTTCTGGACAACAAATTTTATAACTTTGTATCTTTTCAATGGTCTGAACAAAGTTTGAAACAGTAAGCAAAGAATCAAATGTTCCCGCATCCATCCATGCGATACCTCTTTTCAGGTTACAGACATTCAATAAACCCTTCTCCAAGTAAATTTTATTGAGGTCCGTTATTTCTATCTCTCCTCTGTCTGAAGGAATTACTTGCTTAGCATACTTAGGAGCATTTTTGTCATAGAAATACATTCCAATGACAGCTTGATTAGATTTTGGATTGTCTGGTTTCTCTTCTATTGATGTGACTTTACATTCACCATCAAACTCAACTACACCAAATCTTTCAGGATCTTTAACTGGATAAGATAATACTGTGGCACCATTCTCGGTCTTACATTTTTCTAGAACTGCATCTAATTCGTTTCCATAGATGAAGTTGTCACCAAGAATTAAACAAACATTATCGTCACCAATAAAATTTTCCCCTAAGATGAGAGCATCAGCAACACCTTTAGGTTCTTCTTGAACTTGATATTCAAAGTTAACTCCCCACTGAGAACCATCACCAAGAAGATCTTTAAACTGAGAAATACTATCTGGGGTAGTGATGATCAATATATCCTTGATCTTAGCCCACATCAGAGTGCTGATTGAATAGTATATCAGAGGTTTATCGTAGACATTTATCAGTTGCTTAGAAACAACAAGAGAAGACGGATAGAGTCTAGTTCCCTGTCCTCCAGCAAGAACAATACCTTTATACATGCTTATCTTTTTTTATAATTATACAAAAAAATAGAGGAGTTGACAACTCCTCTACTTGGGTATTCAGGCTCGCCACTTATTCTTTCTCTGGAAATAAGAAACCAGGCGGGAGTTATCCCATCCGCACCAGGGCATTTTTCAAGTCATTCCGTGACACGATTATAGTCATCCTGTAATCGAATAATATCATCTTCATTACATTCTCCCTTCTGAACTTCAATGAATGTTACTCCATCTTTTCCAGCTTGAAGTCTATGAATCACTTCCTTTTTAATGTGAAACGATTCATTCTCATAAACAACTTTCTTTTTAGAATCGATGTTTATGAGACCATAACCAGAAAGAATATACCAATATTCTTCCCGATGCATGTGTTTCTGTAATGAGAATCTTTCTAAGGGAGATATGTATATCTTTTTAATTACATAATCTGGACCTTGATCCAAGACTATGTACCATCCCCACGGTTTATCTACTTTTTCCATATTCAAGGGGTCATACTGACTCCACCACCCAGTTTTAGGAACTGGGAAACCCAGGGGTCAAAAGACCATCCCGACCAGGGCAGTTTTAGAGTCTTTCCGAGACTGATCAAAGAAGTCTGTCTAATCCCAGTTTAGGATTTTGCTTGAGAGCATCAACCAACTTTTGGTATTTTGCTTCAAGTTCAGCCACCTTTGCTTCAAGACCGGCAGCAGGTGCAGAACCTCCAGAACACTTATCGTGTGCCTTTGCTTCCAGTGCTTTCAGTCTTGCTTCAACTTCCACATCATATTTTGACATAGATGCACCACTTGCAGACTTTGCTGCAGTTCCTTTGTATGCCATAGTTTCTTGAATTCTAAACAACTATATGGTTTATTTATTCAAGAAACCACATCACGAACATAACAAGGGACACGATCAGGATCGAGCCACTTAGTATATTCAAAGTCTTCCATGGCAGTCAGAAGTTGCATTTGATTATCAAGAAGATACATGTCAGAGTATCTTTTAGTGTATTCATTTGCTTTTTGAATACGATAGTCTGGCATACCATTGATTTCCAATGTGCCACACTCAACATAACGATAGGGAAAACGCTCTAGGAGAATTTTCATGCAACCTCAACAGATTCAAGGTCGTTGAACACATATTCCATCAAGATTTCATAGTCATCCATTGGATCACCAGAAAAAACGACACCGTTGTTTTCATAAAAACGACGGACCTTTTTGAAAAGTTTCGGATTCTTTACATCGAGGTAAATTTCGCCATTAGCTGCAGCACGAAGAGTTTGGATGTCTTTTACTTTGAACTTAGTTGCGAGGGTCATTGTCTTGATTGATTACCTTGTAATTATACTAACATCAAAGATATTAGTCAATGGGACAGAAAGTATTCTGTCCATGGGGGTCGCGAGGATCGAACTCGCCTTAGCCGAATTATGAGTTCGGTGCATTCACCAGATTGCTAGACCCCCAAGGTAGGACTGTCGGGAATTGAACCCGATTCACACCGTTATAAGCAGTGGGCCTTAACCAATAGGCGACAGTCCCTTAGGAAGCTTCGTTGTGTTCGGTGTGTATTCGTATCAACTCATCATCCGCAGGCATCATTACTGCTGCCTGCCCATCTTCCTTTACGATTCCTATCGTCTCTCCATTTTCTACCCTTGAAAAGAGTTCATCAAAGTTCTTTTCCCACTCTTCCAAAGTGAATACTTCCATTCAATTTACCTCTTTAATAGATTCCCAGTCTTTCTGGAACAGATCAAGACCTTCACGAGTCAATACATGCTTATACATGCTATCAAATACTTTGACTGGCATAGTAACTACTTCTGCACCACGAGCAAAGCATCGAGAGACCTGATGAGCATCACGAAGAGATGCTGCAAGAACATTAGTTCTGGTGAAATGCTCTCTAAAGGTTCCAGCGATTGCTCCGACGAGTTCTACACCACTGAAACTATTATCATTACAGCGACCAACAAAGGGAGAAACATATGTTGCGTCTGATTTTGCAGCAAGAATAGCTTGTGCAACAGAGAATACCAGAGTCACATTGGTTGTGAATCCTTCTGCTGCAAGTGCTTTACATGCTTTAAGTCCTTCTACTGTGCAAGGAACTTTAATTGTGACATTTGGAATGTCTTTGAAAACTTGTGCCTGTTCAATCATCTCTGGAGCAGTTTCCGCAACTACTTCGGCAGAGATAGACTCAAAATGAGGGAACTCTTCAGCAATTTGTTTTACAACTTCTACTGGATCACCACCACTTTTACGAATCAAAGTAGGATTAGTGGTCACTCCATCAATAAGTCCGGTTTCATTTCTAGAACGAATCTCTTCAATGTTTGCAGTATCGAGAAAAATTTTCATTTAATTGAACGAAAGTTGAATTATATATGGACTATCGGGGCGATAGGATTTGAACCTACGGCCACTCGCTCCCAAAGCGAGTGCTCTACCAAACTGAGCTACGCCCCGATAATGTAGTTATTATATGGTATCTTTAGTCGTCTGTCAACTCATCATCTTCATATAGTGGACAAGGTTCTTCAAATAGATGTTCCATTCTAAGTTGTTTGATGCGCTCTCGGAGTCCTTTGTAGAACTCTCTCTTTTCGTCGCTGTTCATTTTCCTTTTAAAAGATCTTCTAGTTGTTTTCTGGCCCTACTCATCTTTTGTTTTTCTCTATCAGTATGCTTATATCCATATTTACCATGAAAGATAGCGTGACCTTGACAGAACATGGTCACGCCAAATACTAATGCAAGAACTATTCCGATCCATTCAATTACAAGTGTATATTCAGCCATGGGAATACTGGTGGAACTACTCCGATCAATCTGAGGAGGCCTTCAGCAAAAAGAGCAAGAACGACCCACCCGACACACATAGAAATAATTCCAGCATTACGGTTGTGTCTACGAATTGCATCATCAATCATCTCCTGACACTCTTCTTTTGTTATATAATGCGGTGGTTTAATTTGATCCATTCTGTGACTCATACTCTACTAGTTTGGTCAGTCTCTCTTCCCAAGTTACACCACCTTCCAATCCTTTGCTTGGATTGATACATTGTTCGTTACCAAGTTTATTACAAACAAGTCCTGCCAGATCTAAATCATTTCCAGGTTTTCCAGTTCCACTCCAAATATGTTGGCCATTTAACCATACTGCTCCGCATTTGGGACATTCCTTTCTATCAAGTTTCAGATCTGAAGTTTGTCTGCTTGATTCCATTGGATTTGATACCTCCGTAAAATACTAGTTAGCGAACTTCAAAGTCCATTTTCCGTATTTTACGCTTGCTTCTTGATCTTTGCCACTCTATGTCAGCAGATCCAAACTTATTGTTATCTTTCTTAGTAGTATCCGATACAATCACTACTTTTTCAAGATCAATTGCACTAATATCACCATCAATGATCTTCATCATGTTAGGACATCCGCAACATTGAATTTTTCTGGTTCCAGTCAATTCTTTCTTACACACCTTACATCTTATGGTGATCATGACTAACTATTTAATTCTACTAGTATTGTATATATGGGAGATGACGGGATCGAACCGCCGACCGACTCGGTGTAAACGAGTAGCTCTACCTCTGAGCTAATCTCCCTGGAGCCCCCAGTCGGATTTGAACCAACGACCTACGCTTTACAAAAGCGTTGCTCTACCACTGAGCTATAAGGGCGGACTCCCCCGGTAGGATTTGAACCTACGACCAGACGATTAACAGTCGTCGGCTCTGCCGCTGAGCTACAGGGGAATGAGTGCAGGTGAACCAACCTGCAATTCGGACAGAAGTCCTGGTATATTATGAATACCCTCTGCTCGTCAGCAGAGGGGGCACCAAGAGGGGACCCACCTCTCTCTCACATGGGTTGATGTTCCAGTTCTTTTTTCTCCTGGAGATGTGAGCACGGATGTCGCCAATCCGTTAAGCGGGATATCGGACTCGAACCGACGACATTCAGCTTGGAAGGCTGACGTTCTACCACTGAACTAA